GATTGTGATTGATCAATAAATGGTGCTCTATCTGCAGCCATATCAATAAGTTGTTTTTGTGAAATCTCCCAAATAGTTTTATACTTAGGAATTAAGTGTTCAATACGTCTAACTTTCTTATTGTAATTTTTATCTTCAGAATCTAAGTAGTTATTAAAATTAATATTTTGAATAGACCCTTCATTGATGATAATTTCATTTTTCAAGTCTTCACACCAAATTCCAATTTTTTCAAAATCATTAATCAGGTATTTGTTTACTATAATAATTTCACCCCCAACAACTCGTCTATTAAATAATGCCGAATGTGCTGGTTCTGTCATTTCAAATGAACCCGTGATCTTAGCTGAAGATGCCACCGGCATTTGTGCCGTAAATAAAGAATTACAAACACCATATTCAGAAACACTATTTTTTAATTTACTCCAATCCCACATTCCTGATAATTGTGTTTCATCAATACCCCACATATCAAATTGAAATACTCCTTTTGACATCGGTGATCCTTTGAAAAACTTATATGGTTCATATTTTCCATTCATACACAACTGATTACTTTCGTAAATCGCCGCGTAATAAATTGTTTCAAAAATATCTTTGTTTAATTTTTTTGCCTCATCAGATGTAAAGATGTAATCCATTAAATAGAATACGTCAGCCAAACCTTGTGTTCCAATTGCAATAGCTCTTTGTTCTAAACCACCTTTTAAACCTTTTTGTGTTGAGTAGTTATTAATGTCAATCACTTTATTGAGTGATTTAACAACTTTTCTAACTTCAGTAAATAACAATTCAAAATCGAACTTTCCTCCTTGAATAAAGTTTTTCAAAACCATAGACGATAATGTGCAAATAGCCGTAGTTTCTTCGTCGGTAAATTGATAAATCTCATTACAAAGATTTGATTGTTTAATTACCCCAATATTTTGATGGTTAGTTTTTTTATTAGCATTATCCTTAGAACACAAATAAGGAACTCCTGTCTCTACTTGTGATTCGATTATTTTACTCCAAATGTCTTGAGCTTTAACTTTTTTACCTAACCCCATCTGAACCGCTTGGTTATACGTTTGTTCGTATTCATCACCATAACTTTCTTGAAGTGCCTTTAATCCCGCCTTTTTAATATCATTAGGACAGAACAAATACCAATCACCATTGTTTTTAACGGCTCTCATAAAATTATCAGGAATCCAAAGTGATGTGAATAAATCACGAGCCCTTAACTCTTCTGCTCCGGTATTCTTTTTAATGTCCAAAAGATCAATAATATCTTTATGCCATGGTTCAAGATAAATTGCTGCAGATCCTGGTCTTCGACCTTGTTGATTAAAGAATCTAAGCGACTCATTTACAATTTTAAGATATTTTAATAAACCGCCAGCATATCCACCTGAAGTGGTAATTCGACTTTCTTTACTACGAATGTTAGACATTGAAAGTCCAATACCGGCAGCATCAGATGAGAATGTTGAAATGTCGTTTAATGTATCCAATAACCCTTGTCTCGAATCTGAGTTATTATAGTGTAGAACACAAGACGCTAATTGAGGAACCTTAGTTCCCGAATTAATCATAATTGGTGTTGCTTTTGATATTAACTGATTTGATAATGATTTATAATACTCTAACGCATCTGTCAAGTTATCAGTAACCCATAAAGCAACTCTCATATACATATGTTGAGGTCTTTCAATTACTTGTCCGTTTGGTCTTTTTAACAAATACATTTCTTGTAGTGATCTCCAAGCAAAATAATCAAAGTTGTAATCATTTTCGTGGTTGATCGCCTCATCAATCGTATCTTCACCATATTCTTTAATGGTTTCGATTAATTTTTCATTAACAATTCCATCCTCATACAATAACATCATAGTTTGTGAAAAACTATCGTTAGTTTCTTTGTGATAAGATGATATTGCAACAAAAGCAGCCAACTTAGAATAATCATAATGACTTCCTGTGTATGAAGCGGCAATTTCATAAACTAATTTATCTAATTCTTTAGTTGTAATCTCCCCTTCTGTTGGAACTGACGTAATAACTTTAATGAAGATTTCATCTGAATTTACGTTTAATCCCTTAGCGGCTCTTTTAACTCTATGATAAATTTTCTGTGGGTTAAATGAGACCGACTCTCCGTTTCTTTTTAATATTTTTAATGACATAATATATAATTTAAAAATCGTCTGTAAAACTTATTGTTTCATTCAATTTGGCCTTTTGGTATTCCATTGTTCGAGATTCAAAGAAATTACCCTTCGTTTCCATGGCAATTTGTTCCATAAACTTAAAAGGTTGATCTACGTTGAATTCTTTTGAACAACCCATCTTTACTAATAATCCATCAACTACGAACTCTAAATATTGTTTCATTAGATTAGAATTCATACCGATTAATGAAACTGGAAGTGATTCTGTAATAAACTCCTTTTCAATTTCAAGTGCCGATAATAAAATTTCTTTAATTCGTTTTTCGGATGGTCTATTTTCTAAATGGTTGTTTAATAAATGAATTGCAAAGTCACAATGTAAGTTTTCATCTTTAAAGATCAATGAATTAGCGTTACACAATCCTTGCATAATTCCTCTTGATTTCAACCAAAAGATAGAACAAAAAGAACCTGAGAAAAATATACCTTCAACCGCCGCGAAGGCAACTAAACGTTCTGCAAATGATGCTTTTTCAATCCAGTCCAAAGCCCATTTAGCCTTCTTTTGAACCGCTGGTAATCTATCAATTGCGTTAAAACATTCGTCTTTTTCTTTTGGGTTGTTGATATACGTATCAATTAATAATGAATACATTAACGAATGAATGTTTTCCATTGCCAACTGAAATCCGTAGAAAAATTTTGCTTCAGGATATTGGACTTCTCTGTAAAAGTTTTCTGCTAAATTTTCATTTACAATACCATCCGATGCTGCGAAGAAGGATAAAACGTTTTTAACGAAATATTGTTCGTTTTCTGTTAATTTTTCCCAATCTCTAATATCATTGGTTAAATCGACTTCTTCTGCCGTCCAAAATGCCGCCTGATGTTGTTTATAAAACTCCCAAATATCGTTGTGTTCTATAGGAATCTATTAGGATTTTCTACTAATATTTTTTCCATGTTTATAATTTAATTATTTTATTAATTTGTTTGTGTTTCTTTTTGTTTTCTTTTTTCAAGAAGTTCCCTAACTCGTTGTCTTTGTCTTTCTTCTTTTTGTTCTTCAAGACCAAGGAAAGTCATAGAGCTTTCAGTATCAATTTCAATCATAGCATTGTCGAATTTACAATTTTCAAATACAACACCATCGTCACCAATACGAGACTTTGTTATCGCGATAGTTGCCAACTTAAGTTCCTTTTGTTGTAAGGTTTTAGCCACCGATATAATAACGTGTCCCACTTGTGCCTTTTTGATGGATCCCCCCATTTGATCGGTTGTTACCACTTCTGAAGATATTGATGATCGGTTACCTTGTGTTGCAGTCCAACCAACAATATTCATTTCGTGACACATCGCTTCAAATGCCCTCATAACTGACCCTTCACTTTTCCATTCGTCACCCAAATTTTTATCGGGAACTACACAATCAATATAGTCTAAAACTACCATATCAATTTTAACCCCGTCAGAGACCATTTTTCTAATTTGATTTTTAATTTGTAACATCGTCAAAGTATCGGATGGTAACTTTTTTAAAATCAACTTATTTGGCATCGACTCCTCAATTTCTTTCACTTTAGACATAACCTCATCCTTTTTTTCTGACAAATCGTCAGGATGGATTTTAGTCCATAGTGTGAAATGTTTTCTCTGTATTACTTTGGGATTATCTTCAAAAAAGATCTGCAATACATTAAATCCGAGTCCAAATGCGTGGTTTGCCATCTTTGTTAGAATGGTTGATTTACCAACACCCGTAGGGGCTAAGATAACACCAATTTCCCCTTTTGCCAAACCACCCTTTAACAATCTGTCGATTCCTGGAATTCCCATTGGAATTGGGTGTCTGTAGTCCTCTTCAAGAACTTGGTCAAGGTTTGAGAATACATCTAACATCGACGTATCTTTTGATCCGACCTGAAGGGCCGTCTTTACCATCTCTTCGAGGGTGTCGTAGTTTTCAAACTCACCCCCGTCAATGATCTTTTGTGCTTTTCCCATTACCTTTTGAAGTTCTTGTTGTTTACAGAACTTAAGAGCTTTTTCTTGGACGAAACCTACGCCATCAATAGGTGCATCCTTAATTTTCTTGATTGTATCCAAGACAATTTTGGATGCTGTTGCCTGTTGTAGTTCAGATTTGGTTATTTGATCAAGTGTTTCAAATGAGGGTGTGTGATCGTATTTTAGATAATACTCTTTTACCATTTGAATGATTATTTTAAAATACTTGTTTTCAAAATAGTTGTTTTCAATAACATCAAGAATGGAGTGTGAAAAG